AATTGAGCATTCTTCTTCAGTGTTTGATAAGACTTTCCATGACTTGCACTTGGGAGAAGCAATGACAATGCCAAACATAGCAGAAGCTTGATAGGTGATCTTGCCTTTAATGACATTCATCTTTTCCATAGTTTGGGCAATGTTCCAACCATGCATCATCCCATAAGAGAGATAAGCTGTGACAAGTTGTTGAGCATTCCAATTTGTGCCTGCAGTGAGATAAGCAGCAAGTTTGACGAGTTGTTCCATACTGTCAGCAATAGCATTGACATCAGAGAGAGATTCTAAAAGTTTATGATTTGCCATTTAGTTTTTCCTTAATTGTTTTTCAAAATTGCTACAAATCGATCATAGATAGCAGCAATGATTTCAGAAGGTTCTGCATCGATTGAGAGGTTAAGAGTTTTGATTGGGATGATGATCTTAAGACGATCAGTGATGATCTCCACATCATCGCAATCGATTGTCCAGTCTGTTGTTAAATCATCAAGTTGATGCATCAATGGACCTGTGCCATCAAGTTGAATGATATTGAGTCTTGAGAGGGTGTTGAGTTGACTCATTTGTTTATTCTCCGAAAAAAAGTAGTGAAAAGAAAAACATCGCCCAAAGAAACATATGGAAGAATATCACTCCAGCATTGTTAATGACATCGCCAATATTTTGCTTTTTGATTTCAGATTTTTGTTCTTGAGAGATGCCTTCTTGAAGGTGTCTTTTATCGACTGTTGGGAACAATCCACATTTAGGTGATTGGTTCATTTTGTACTCCTTTGTAAGTAGTGGTTTAGTTATTGGTTTTCTTCAGATAAAAACTGAGCGGCGATAGGCATTGGATACAAAAAAAACTGATGTTTAATACCTGTGATTTCTTCAAGCTTTAGAGCATTTGACAACTTGCATGTATTTTCATCTTTAATGTGATGATGAAGAGCTTGTCTAGAAATACCCATTAACTTTGCGATGTCTGCCAAAGTAAGCTGACATCTAAGACGAATAGTTAAGCTTTTGATATTTTTTTTCATTACTTACCAATTCTGCTTTCTAATCTTTATGATCATGTTGTTTGATTTGATATGCTTAGTTTATAATAAAATTATAATCAAGTCAAATAAAATTATAAAATAAATAATAAAATTTTAAACAATACTTAAAAACTTTGTCTATCTGCAATTCTTTGGCATGATCCTAAAAATTCAACATGTGCCGTCTTGCATTCTCCATGGCGGTTTTTTGTGACGATGATTTCCATATCTGTCTCTGATGCTAGATCATCATAGGCGTGTTCACGATATAGCATCATCACAACATCAGCATCTTGCTCAATCGCTCCTGACTCTCTAAGATCGCTCAATAGCGGCCGTTTATTTGCTCTTTGCTCAACTCCTCGATTGATCTGAGCAAGTGCAATCACTGGACAACCTATTTCTTTAGCTAAAGCTTTTAAGCCTCGACTGATCTGAGATATCTCTTGCTCTCTGATCATAGCTGGAGCTGTCATCAGTTGAAGATAATCAACTATGATCAAGCCTATATCTTCACTTCTCTTTTTTACATCACATATTGATCGCATCTCTTCAATGGATAATGCTGCTCTATCTATGATCTCAAGAGGCATCCCATTTATCTGAGAGAAAGACTCTGCCATCCTGGTTTTAAATCCATCGCTAAGAGTATCATAAGGCTGATCAAAAATAGAATGAGCGATGCCACTCCAATTGCTGGCTAGACGCTTGAGAAGTTGAGTGCTTGGCATCTCCAAAGAGAAAAACATAACTTTCTTTGATTGAACTCGCATCGCATTTAAAGCAAAAGTCAAAGACACAGCCGTCTTTCCCATAGCAGGACGACCAGCGACCACATATAAACAGCCGTCTTTCCATCCTTTAGTGATCTGATCTAAATTATCAAGACCACTTGTCAAACCTTGCTTGAAGTTGACCATTGAATCCCATAACTCATTTAATTGTTGAGACAACCCAACATTTGGCTTTGGTTTCATATCCTTGATTTTGTTTTCAGACTCAAGGAAAAGATCATCAATCTCTTTAAGAGAATATCCATGAGCGAGTGCGATTTCTTTGTATCTATAGATTTGAGATAGTCTTAAGCTGGTGAAGTCATCATATATGCGATTGATATGATCTTCAACTACATGGATCATCGCAGGTCCTCCATAATAGACATGACAAGGATCAAGATTTTCCATGATCCATGACATGATGTGATAAGCTGGCATCATCTTTTTTAATGCCTTCTTTTTATCTTCGGCTGTTCTATGATAGAGATCAGCGACATTTTCAAAATTGATTGGCTTTTGCTCTTGTCTGAGCTCAACGCAAATTTCAAAAAGCCTGATGCATGTATCATCAATAAAAACACGAGGATCAGGGATCATCTTGAAGATCATGATTTTAACGGCCTCACTTCTCTGTTCAAGAGATACAGCTGTTGATCCATCTTTGTATGTGTATGTGATAGATGAAGGCCAAAGAAGCTGAGTTAAAACAAATCTGATTCTGCTCATCAAAAGGATTTGGCGATCATCATTCATGCTTTCCCATGATTGAGACATGATATATTCAAAGGTTACTTCTTTGTTGCCGTCTTCGGGATTTTGAAAGTATGTCATAGAAGATCACCTACGAATTGATAGCAAGTTGGTGCTGAGTACAAGAAGAATTGATGAGAGATTTTTGTTGTTGCCTCAAGCTTTAAAGCAAGTTTGAGAGGTGCACTAGCATCATCTTTCATGATTTGATAAAGACGGCCAACGGTGATATCAGACTCTTTTGCGATTTCAGCAACGGTCTTATTTGACTTTAAAAGCAACACTGACAATTTTTTAGTCATGATGAATCCTTTTTTATTTGAAATTTTTTTATAATCTTTATAATATAATTATCGTATAGTCAAATAAAATTTCAATCTAGGAGAGAGTATGAAACTAAAAAATTCAAAATTTGACAATTTCCAGTTCATTATTGGCAATCTTCTGAGATGTCCAGATCTTCAAAAGGTTACTCATGGCTTTGCTTTGATGTATCGATTGATTGAGTTTTACGAGTTTGAAACTTCCAATCAAGATATGACAATTGAATGCACCTACTCAGATCTATCATCACAGATGGGAGTAACTGATCGAATGATAACAAAGTCTATTGATCAGCTTTGCGAGCTCGGCTTGATCCAAAAGAAAAAGAAGATCAGCAAAACACAATTCACAATCATGCCTAAAGTGGTGAATCGATACTGGATGAAGACATCAGAATTCAAAATGATGATTGCAAGCTCGGCAAATGTGGATTATACCAAAAACAATACAATCGAAACTACTGAAAACGGTATAATCGAAACTACCAAAAACACTACAATCGAAACTACTGAAAACACTACAATCGACATACCAAAAACACTACAATCATATATATATGAAACTAATGAAACTAATTATGAAATAAAAGAAAACTACGTAAAAGAAAAGACGAGCTCAAAAAGTGAAGCGTGGTCGCAGATTGAAAATAAAATGAAATTCAAGGACGGTCGTCTTGTGGCTGATTTTCAAGATGCACCTGTTGAATGGTCAAATCGCAATGATGGTACATGCTACTCATTGCTAGATGTAAATCAGCACGACAAAGAACGATCAAGGATCAATGCCATATCCAGGCAATTGGCAAGCTGCTATTTTACAGAACAGCATAAAGCCATGTATCGAGAAAACTTTAAAGGCAATATGCTATCACAAGATCAAAAAGATGCTCTTGGATCAATGGCCAAAGATCAAGATAAAAAAATCTTTATCACTGGATCAGCAGGTAGTGGAAAAACTCATCTCATGGTTGGCTTGCTAAAGCATATCATCGCAAATCGACATTTTGCCAATCGTCTTCATGGTGTCGGTCGGTTTTTCTATGGAACACTAGATCAGCTCGATCGATGGAGAAAATCAGAATATGATAAGGCCAAAGCTGAGAATAAGCCAATACCATCTATTTCTGATCTTTTGTCAAAGATGGATGTCATCTGCATCGATGATTTTAGTGCATCAAGAATGAATTCTGTATTTGAGCTCACAATCGATCAATTTATTGACCTGACAAACTCTTTCAATGGATGCATGATTTTAGCATCTAGGAATGATTTAAATGGCTTGCCTATACCATCACAGCCAAAGAGCGATTTAAATAGATTTAAAGCATGTTTTTCTAACACAACAATCTCACTCTCTCAAAAGGGAAGAATATGAAACTTAATCCAACTTACTCATCAGGTGATATCAATTTCATCCATGATGAAGCACAAATCTTTGTTGAAAGCATTATCAATAACATTGATGAGAACATCACTCCAACTAAGGGACATGATGGAGATTATCATTGGATTTATTTGACTGTGAATAAGAGCAATGGTTTTTTCTATATCGGTAAAAAAACAGCTCGTCATGGTAGTGCAACAACACCTCTAAAAAACTATTATGGATCAGGTGTTAAAATCCTTGATGCCATAAAAAAAGAAGGCAAGGATAATTTTTTGAGATACATTTTAAAGTTTTATCCAACACAATGGGAAGCATGGAATGCAGAAGCTAGCATTTTAACAGATCAAGTCTTGTCTCGGTTTTCAGAAGATTTAGAATGCATGTATAATTTGCAAACTGGAGGATTGAGAGGAGTTAAAAAGAATGCTTTCATTTACTCTAAACGATCAGCTGAAATGAAAATAAAAAAACAAAAAAGAGATGAAGAAGCTAAAGAAAGCTTAGAAAGATTTTTAAAATTAAATCCTATATTGCAGAAAGTAAAATTGCTTGATTGAAATAAATTTATCTCCATCTGTGTTCAAGGTTATCCGCTCCACCTCTTTGAAGTGAATTTGTTGATGCGAAGCACCTTGAGCGGAACTAATCTCAGCCTCTTTTTTTCAGTGAAGAAACTTGTAAAATACTAAACTCAAATCGAGGCTGATCTATCTGAAATAAAAAATCTCAGCCTCTCTCTTAGAAGATTCACTACTTAGACTAAGATTGAGGCTGATATATCTGAAATAATTTTTGCTTGTTGTGTGTTTAATCGTTACCTCATACAAGGAGATAACGATGAGCGTAGATTTTGATTATAAAAAAGCTGAGATTTTTTTTGCAGTAGCAGAAAATCGAGGAAGTAAAGAAGCTAGAAATTTTCTTTGTGAAGTATTGAATTTTGTTAAAAACAATATTCCTGAAGATAAATGGAGATGGCATTCATTATTTCAAAAGCAACCAGGTGCAACAATTCATACAGAGGATTGGTTTGATAGCGAGTCAGAAATTTTATTCTATAATGAAGCTGATGAGTTAATTGCAAGTTTTACAGTGCCAAATCCCAATCACTCTAAAATCATGGAAGATGGCAGGTCTAGATTTAATTTTAAATTATATGCTAAAAATTGTGATAATCGTTTATTATGGGATAAATCAAACGCCAATAATGCTTATTTTATTGATCGTTTAGGTTACTATAAGCCAACTGAATGGGATAGAAACAATAATCATTTCATCTCTTTGGATAAAATTAATGCAATGAATCATTCTGAAGTGCATGAAGTAGGAAAAGTTTTTGGAGAGAATGTGCATTCATATCCTGATAATTTGCCTTATGTAGAATGTGATTATTACTTAAACTTAGATGAAATTAAGCAATTGATTAATCAAATTTGTACGGAAACTTTTAAAAGGCCTTCAAATTTTTTGATTGAAATCTGGCCTTCGTTTCTGATTAAGAGAATTGTAGATCAACTTGAATCAAGTCTTGATAACCTTTATATGGATGATCAAGTCTATTCTTTAATGGCTAAATTTTTATTTTATTCAGCTATTATTAATGCTCGTGGATATTCAGATACCGTTATTGATTGTTGGCAAGACTACCCTTATGAAATAGATTCAAGTGCACCTATCTTTAAAGCAAAATTCAATGATCCATTTCCTAATTTTTATAAAAATAAAGAATATGAAGTTTCTAGATTTTGGCAGTTACAAACATTGATCATGAAAAAAGATGCTTTGAAAAAACTATTATTCAAAGACATTAAAGAATTTTGCCTATTTCAGGCAGAGCTTTATAAGCAAGATGAAGATTCGGTCAAAGAATTATTTTCTAAAAAATTCTTATCCGATTTTCTTCGTATGAAGTTTTACAGTGATTTCCCAATCGGCTAAATTTTAAGAATATCAATACCATTGGCTGATAAATACTCTTCACCTGTGGAGATCCACCTATTATCTCGATCTTCATAAATAACTGATTTGATACCAGCATGATGAATAAGCTTTGCACACATTAAACAAGGTGGAGCAGTCACATAAATCGAGCATCCATCTGTTGCAATTCCATTTCTAGCAGCATTCGCAATCGCATTAAATTCAGCATGGTGGCAACCTATTTGGCTTTCTGATCCACTAGCTATTTGACATCTATCTCTTAGACAGTCAGCACCTCCACAAAGTCCGCTTTGCTTGCGAGCAATTCCATTGAATGAAGAGATGATAGGAACATCACCTTTGACTATCACCGCTCCAACCTTTGCTCGACTACATGGTGAAAGACCAGCCATGATTTCAGCCATGCTCAAAAATGCTTTATCTTTAGCATTCATAGCAATCATCATCCTTTGATGCAAGACAAGCGATTTCTGAAGCGAGCTTGATGATCGCTTTAGATCTCTTTCCACATTTGCCTTTATTGCCTACTGTATAGCGACCGAGAGCAAGACAGACATCACCTTGACTTGCGATAAGCCATGTTTGATATGCCTTGATACCATACTCAATCTCACTACATCCCGGGCAATGAAAGAACTCTTTTTTTACTTGCATGATACCTTCAGCACCTGCAGACGATACTAAGCCACCTTGAAAGCGACTCTCATGAAAAGCAAGAGCAATCATCAGATAAGGATCAACGCCCATCTTTTCAGCACTAGATGCAACTTGCTGACAAGCTCGCATTCTTGAAGGGATTGATTTAGAAATCATCTTCTCCCATCCTAAATCTTGCTTGCTCTGAGTTGGGTTAAAGATCAATCCCATCACAAGCCAACACACATCAAAAAAGTTATTCATCATCTTCGCTTTCGTCTTTGGTGATGTCATCCCAACTCTCATCATATTCAACATCATCGTATGATAGGATGATAGGCTGATGATCAAAAATAGCTCTGCACTTGATGCAATAGTGATACTCAATGCTTGAGCCTGCTAAGGTTGATTTTATTGTATTTTTACATCTGAGACATTGCATTTAACTAACTCCATGGTCTTGGGAAAAAGTGGCTTAGTTATATCATACACAGCTTTAGCAAATTCTTGTATCTCAAATTGAGCATGACTATCTAAACGCAAGTTTAAAAAGTGCATGATTGCCTGAATGCTTGCAGACCAAATGCATTCGCTATAAGTACCAACTGGCAAGATAACACGAGCTTGTTCCCTACAAACGCCCATATCAAGCAACCTCAAATAATTGTAATAAGCAACTTGATAACCTTGAGCTAGCAATGTCAGTGCTTCATCTTCTCGATCATCATCAAGACGACCAAAAGAGCCTTGCCTATTCTTGGTGTCTTGAAGTCTAAAGAAATCGGGATAAAAGAAGCTTTCTTTAATCTCAGTGTATCGTGCTGATTGCTCATTCCATGCACAGCCAACTTGGTGCTTCATCCATTGTCTTAAAACAAAGATCGGGGCTTTAATCCTAAATTTCACATGCCCATGTCTAAATGGTGATGTATGATCATGCTCCCATAAGTACTTTAAAAGCTTATCATCTCTATCTGTCCATTTATCACTTGATCCAGCATAGGAAACACGAGCAGCATTCACAATTGCTAAATCGTCTCCCATATGATCGACCAATTCAACAAAGCCGTCATTCACATTGATTTTCATTTTCTCTCTCTTTGAAAAAATATTATATAAAATTATATAATATTATGTGTTCTATATACACTCAAAGGAGAATTTTTATGTTAAATTCAGATTTAATAAATCGCATTGCTTGCCTTAAAAAGGTAGTCGATGCCATGTTTCAAGATGATGCTCCAGAGGTTGGGCAAGCTCTCAACTTTTGCATCAATCTCATTTTCTACAAAGAAGAGATGAAAGAAATCAATCAAACTCTATCAGTGCTTGATGAAATCAAAGACATCAAAAACATCTATTCATCACTAAAGGATAAAAAAAATGCTCAATAGATTTACTCTCATTGGAAGACTTGGACAAGATCCACAACTTAAGAAGATTGGCGATAAAGACCTTGCAACCTTTTCCGTTGCCTATAGTGAAAAAGTTAAAGGCGAAGAAAAAACAACTTGGTTCAATTGCGAGGTTTGGGGGGCTTTTGCTAGCGTTGTTCAATCTCAAGCTAAAAAGGGCGATAAGATCACCGTTATTGGTCGTATTGTCATCAATGAACATGAGGGCAAGCAGTACATCAAGGTTATTGCCTCTGAGGTTGTTTTTCTATGATGAAGCCTAGAGATAGAAAATCAATCTTGAGTCTTTATGTATCAACTAAGCTGATCAGCTTGCTAGATACGATCAGCGATAGACATGCAGTCAAGATCTCAAAACTTGCTGAAAAGTTGTTGCTTGACGGTCTGAAGAGAGATGAAATTGATTTAGTACTTGAAAGCGATGATGATGATGCTATTGAGAAAATCACAACTAAAATTATCAGAAAGCTTGATCATGGCAAAGAGTAAAACTACTACAAAAATCGATACAGTTGATTCTAAAGCGACCAAAGCAATCGCAAAAAAGCCTTCAGAAGATAAAGCTGAGATCGCAAAAAAGAAGAGGCTTGTGGCAACTGAGCAAATACTTGAGCTTATTTCTCAAGGCCTTTCTCAAACTGATGCGATTTCAGTTGTTGGCATCTCATACAGTACTTTTCATTCATGGATGAAGGCTGATGCTGAGTTAGTGGCTGATGTCAAGAGGGCTGAAATATCCCTTAAACTCAAGCATTTGCAAAACATTCAAAGGCATTCTGAAAACGATGTCAGAGCTTCCCAATGGCTACTCGCTCGAAAGTTTCCTCTAGAGTTTGGAGAGAAGCAGACCATTGACATGAACACTAAAGGCGATGACTCAAAGGTTATCATCAATGTGATTCAGCAGGTGCAAAAAGAGAAGCATCAAAAATCAATTGAGATCAAGCATGATTTGCCTGAAATAGAAGATCAAAGCGATGAAGAAGATTGATATTGAGCTTAAATTAAATCCTTTACAAGTTGATCTGATTGATCGCTTGATCTATTCGGACGATCCATTTATTGCCGTTCGTGCTGGTTGGGGTAGCGGCAAGACTTCAGCTTTAGTCTTCGCCTTGTGGACTTGGTCAAGCATACATCCCAATAAATCATCTCTCTTAGTCACTGATACAGCCCCCCGCTATAGATCTGTTTTAGGCCCTGAGTTGGAGAAATGGCTTGTGCCTTATGGATGGATTTATCATCAGCAAGAAGGCAAATGGACGGCCCCAAATGGTCATGTTGTTTGGTGTCGATCTTATTTTAGACCAGGCACAAGAGATGCCACCCATAATCCCCTTGAAGGCTTAAATATAACATCAGGTCTTGCCTTGATTGATGAATGTCAAACTCTTTCCGAAGAGGTTGCTCAAAAGACCTTGGGGCGTCTTAGATCAGGTCCATCGCCTAAGATGATCATGGTAGGCTTGCCCGTTTGGGGGGCTTGGTGGGTCGACTTTGCTGAGAAGGCTGGATGCACGCCAATCTTCTATGCAAGCCATGTGAACAAGGCCAACCTCTCTGAAGCTTGGTTTGATGCCGTCAAAAACCTACCTGAAAGCGAACGGCTAGCAATGGTCGAGAATCAACCTAGACCGCCTCAAGGTGTGATATATAGCGAATGGACTTTATCCCATGTTGTGAGCAATTGGAAGTATGATCAGAGCATGTCATCAAGGCTTGTCATTGACTTTGGCTTTAGAAAGCCGTCCGTTTTGATCTTAACTCATGATCCAATCTTAGAAGCTGATGTCATCTGTGCTGAAATCAATCCACAAGAAATCACATTGTCAGAGCTTGCCAAAGAGATTTTAAAAATTGCTTGTCCTAGAGATATGGCTAAGAGATACCCCAATCGTATTTTGCTTGATGGTGCAAGCGGTGATAAGGCTGGATCAGCAAGATCAGATCGTACTGCTCAATCAGCTTTTCATGAGCTTTCAAAATCACCTGATCAAGGTGGTATAGGGATGCCTTTTAGGTGGTGCACTGATCCAATACGAACAGACATTTTAAACGGTATTCAAAGAGTAAAAAGGCTGATCCATCAAAGAAGAATTTTATGCACCTCTGAAGTATGGGAACGAGGGGCAAGCTCTATTGGGAATTCATTCAGAAAAGCTATTTTGTCTTATGCTTGGGATGGCAAAGAAACACCTAAAAAGGACGGTAGAGAAGATCCACTAGACGCATTAAGATACGATGTTATCAATTGGCTTTGGAGAGATAGCGAGATCATAGCTGATAAGCCTGTGCCTGCTACATCCCCAACGGTCAAGAGCAAGCTTAACTTGGTGCAATCACATATCAAAGCGATGAGGAGTCACTGATGCAAGACAAATTCAAGAAGATCACTGATGATCTAGCACAAATCTTATCTATCAAAGACGAAGCCTATGGCAATGCTTTTGATAAAACAACTCACATTCTATCTTTGCTTTATCCCAATGGGATTAAGGTTGAGCAATACAAGGATCTTCATGTCATCATTCGTATGCTTGATAAAATCTCAAGGATTGCAAGGGATAATGATCCACTTGGTGAAAGTCCTTATATGGACATAGCAGGCTATTCAATTCTTTCACTTGCTAGGAATGACAAATGCTAGAAGAAAACAAAATCCACCTTGGTGATTGCCTTGACCTCATGCCATCAATCGCATCGAAGTCGGTTGATATGATCCTTTTAGGATCAACATGATAGGCAATGCACTTTTAGCAAGGTTGGCGATTGATAGCATCATCATGGATTTTTTCATCCCATTGGATGCAATCTATCAACTCACAGATCAAGCGATCATCGATAGGCTGAGAGAGCTGGAGCTTTCCTATCAAGGTAAAATCAAAGAGGCTAGATTGTTTATGCATAAAATGGAGATGATATGATGCAGAAAAAAGAAAGAAGGTGCATTTAATTGAATATAAAATAACGGTCTTAGTGTTATTATTTTATACTCAATCACAAAGGAGAGAATATGATTGGATATGCAAGAGTATCAACTGATGATCAAAGCCTTGAGGCACAAATCGACTATTTAAAATCAATCGGTTGTACAAAAATTTATCAAGAGAAAATGACTGGCAAAATCAAAGAAAGACCAGAACTTAAAAAGGCAATGTCAGCAATCAAGAAAGGCGATGTCTTTGTTGTTTTAAAGCTTGATCGTCTCGGAAGATCTATGAAAGATCTGATCGAATTGGTTGAACAGATCAAGAAGAAAGGTGCTCACTTTAAGACATCAGATGGCATCGACACAAGCACACCGATGGGCGTCTTTGTTTTTCATATCTTTGGGGCTTTGGCTGAGATGGAGCTTGGCTTGATCAAAGAGAGAACGAAGCTTGGACTGAAAGCGGCAAAAGATAGAGGGCGAATTGGTGGACGGCCTAAAGGTTTATCAAGAAAGCTTGAGAGTGTAAAACATGCCGTCAAAGAGATGTATATAAACGGAAGTAGCATTGAAGATATATGTCAAGTATGTGGCATATCAAGAGGCTCTATTTATAGGGTTTTAAGAGATATCAAAATTGATCTAAGGATGAATAATCATGGCTAAATTCTTCGGTTATGAGTTAGATGATAGATTGTGCATGATTGAGGATATGATCGAGAGAGGCGAGGTTTATCAAGGCTATCGCCAAAGCTACACAAAGCCACAAAAGGTCGTTCAATCAAAGAGGCTTAAAGAAGCAGATCTTATCAAGGCTGTTTCATCGGATCGAACTTGGAAAGAGATAGCCTCTGAGTTAGGCGTGAGTATTTCAGCCGTTAGATTTAAATGCGATCAGCTTGGAATTAAAAAAGAGAAATTGCATCGGCATTCTAAAGCCAAAGATAAAGCTAAGCCAATACAACCAAAAATAAGAGAATCAAAAATATCAAAAGAAGATCTATCTATCGCTATTAAAGAGTTTGGATCAATGAAAGAATTATGCTTGAGGTTTGATGTCTGTAAATCAGCACTTAGAAACACCTTGCTAAAGTATGATCTTTATTTTGAATGTAGGGATAGATTTGATGCAATTCAAAGACCAAATACAATTCAAAGGCCTGTAGCTCATGCTTATGTACCTGCAAATAAAATTATGATCTCTAAGGAAGATTTTGAAAATGCTTTGATTGAGCTTGTTTCTATAAAGAAGATGGCAAAAAGATTTAATGTGAGTGTTCATGTTATCAAAGATAGGTTATCTAAATTTGGCTTAGTTGATAAATATAAGATTTTATATCATTCTCGTTTTGATGGCATGACTTGTCAATTCAAGGGATAGAAGCACTGATCTTCTTGATCTTCTCTTCAACTCTATCAAGGCGATCAGCTAGATCATCGTCTCCAACTTGAATTCTAGCTTGATCTTTGGCTTGTGCATCAATTTTGCTTTCTAAGACGCTGATCTTCTTCTCAATGTCTTTTCTCTCAAAGTCGCAAACAAGAGCATGATCTTTATCTTCTCGCTCCTTTTTTTGCATCTTTTGA